CCAGGTATCCCGAAAGATACCAGGTCCCATGCGAGAAGATCTCAAATTGGAGAAGATCTCGATAGGACAAAGCGCCACTTACTCTAGGCAGACAGGATGACAACCTGCTGTCGAATTTCTGAGGCCCACGAAAGTGCATTGTCTCCGAAACCGTCACTTACAAAAATGAACGCAAATATAATATTAAAAACTTTCAGAGCGGCCTCGAAAGAGGCGCTCCTAATTGTTCTCAACATTACAATGTGTGCACGTCCGTACGAGGAAAAGGCCCGAGCCGCAACCCAGTTCATAGAACTAGTGCGACTCTGAGTCCGAACCAAAGGTCCGAAGTGAACGATAGGTCGGATCAAATTGATCCGCCTTGCCGTCCATCGGTACCTCTGTCGTAGACCCATCCTTAGCTCGCAGGAGCTAATTGGATTAGACTCTAAAGGTCTTCCGAAATCACTAGGTGATCTAAGAAAACTAATAGTGTCCGGGTCAACGAGAGACAGAATAGCAGTAATGACACTTTTAGAGGTGTCAAAACTGATAGACTGAACCGCGAAACCCACAACCAGCACGATCACCGGGGAAGGAGTTGACATCGGGAATACTCTAACAGAGTTCCAAATGAAAATTCCTTACCTAGCAATGATGTTGGGTGTTTATCCATTCACTCCAAAGTGACCTGGTCCACATCTATCTACTAAAGCAGGTCCTCAAGGTCCCGCACTCCTTTCCGCCGTTCGCGAGGCTCGAATTCTCCCGGAAACGCTACAGGGTGACATAGCGAATCTCGGAGGAGACGAACTTCTAGAATGGATGAAAAGAGTTCGGAATCTCCCTATCCTCGACGATCGGGAGCCGACTAAAGTTTTTAGAAAGCTCGCGGTCATCAAAGGACAGGAGGGGAAAGCACGAGTAATAGGAATCCTAGATTATTGGTCGCAGTGTGCGCTCAATAGCGTCCACGGGAATCTGATGAAGATTCTCGGGTCGATACCGAGCGACTGCACCAACGATCAAGGATCCTTTACAAAATCAATGACCAAACGTTTAGGTCATTGCTTCCATTCCTTTGACTTAAGGGCAGCCACTGACAGATTTCCTGTAGTGATACAGGAGTCCGTTATGGCTTACCTAATAGGACAAAGTAAGGCTGCTTCCTGAAGATCCATTTTAGTAGACCATGAGTTTGTAGTTCCATGGGATGCCAGCAGAGTGACTTACTCTGTTGGACAACCGATGGGAGCTAGAAGCTCATGGGCTGCCTTCTCTCTAACTCATCATCTAATAGTTCAGTGGGCCGCGTTACGGGCCGGGTTACCGGTTCCGTTCCGCGACTACTGACTACTAGGAGATGACATAGTGATAAGGGAGGATAATGTGGCAGGCGTCTATAAAGAGATCATGATTTCCATAGGAGTTGAAATCCATCAGGAGAAAACACTCGTATCAAGCGATACGTTTGAATTCGCCAAACGGCTCTTCTCAGATGGAGTCGAGATCTCTCCACTTCCGCTGTTAGGGATCGTAGAAGGACTGTCAGCTAGGTTTTGACACCTAGCGGCGGTCATCCTACAGATGCATAACCGTGGTCAACAAACATTCGACCCTGACCTAGGGACCCGGGGTCTTGCGCCGTATATCAAATTATATCAATCGAGGGGAATCCCGGCTAGTCAGGCCGAGAGACTCGTTCGAAAGATACATTGATTTCTCACCATATATCTCGCTATGCGAGACAGGACGACTAACGCGAGGGGGAAGGGCTACCTTCTAGCGAAGGCTCCTTCTGCTCAGCTAATCGTTCCTGGATGTAACTACCTAGGGCGGTTCTACATTTATGTAGGACACGTCTTTTCGGCGGTCACACTCAATATGATGAGCGACGGTATCATATCTGCCACTAAATCTATCAATGACGCTAAGCGTCACTGGGAGAAATTAGCGATAGATACGATAGGTGAGGGGACCCCTCCCTATGCTCCTTACTTGGACTATCCTTCAGTGAAAGCCGAGAACCAACGTATCTCGGAGATTCATAGAAGTACAGCTTCAACTAGCGAGATAATCGGGAAGGCAGTGGCGAATGATGGATGACTCCTTCATAAGCCACTTGCCCTAGCGGTTGATCCAACTGGTACAGCAAGTAAACGTCCTCACATTAAGATCTTTGGCGCTAACTCTGTATTATGCAGTAGGGTATTAAATACCATACGGCAGATGCAGAGGGAGGACAAAGAAGCTCTTTGCGGTAAAGGTCATGCGCCTAACCGACGTAAGTCGGCAGCGTAAACGACCCGTACAGGACGTCCAGGGTGAGAAGGCTTCTACTTGTCAAAGTAGAAGTCAGGGGGAATCAGCTAACGCTGACCTCCCGGGTGATCACCCTGAGCATCGCGCAGATCTTACGATCTGCG